TCCGCTTGTTCCGCTTGAGCCGGAAGTTCCATCGATTCCAGACGAACCAGAAGTTCCACTTGAACCAGCAGATCCAGAAGATCCATTTACTCCGCTTGTTCCAGACGATCCACTGCTGCCGGAAGTTCCATCGATTCCAGACGAACCAGAAGTTCCACTTGAACCAGACGTTCCAGAAGATCCATTTGCTCCGCTTGTTCCAGACGATCCACTGCTGCCAGAAGTTCCACTTGAACCTGACGATCCGGAAGTTCCATCTAATCCACTTGTTCCAGATGAACCAGAAGTTCCGTTTATCCCAGATGTACCAGACGTTCCAGAAGATCCTGCTGCACCGGTTAACCCAGTTACTGTGCCGGTAAAATTAATTGTTGTTGTGGAAACTTCAAAGGGAAGGACATTCCCAAATCCATCTGTGACTGGCTGAAGTGTCCCTGTAGCCCCGGAAGCTCCTATGTTTAGTAGAGCCCCGTATGAGTTTTTGATTTGATCGCCTGATAAGTTCATTTGTTGATAAGTATGATTTTGTTGTTTTCTGCCGATTAAGCTCCTGTTGCTCCAGTAGGCCCTGGTGGAACTGGTTCTGGTCCTGGCTTGTAGGGAATCAGGGGTAAATCTTTTACCCACAGAAACTCTGGATTAGTGCAGAACTCCTGCTCCTGGGTCGAGATGATCCAATTTCCGTCTGCATCCTGAATAGGATTGAAGTAGGAATCTGGGGCGTAAAGTTGCCCGACTAATTGATCTTTTTGGGCTTCTGTTAATAGAGCCACTAATTCGTTTGCTTGCATGATTGTTATACTTGTCTTGATAATGCTGTTTGGTAGGCTTGAACTACCGTGTAAAGATTTGTTAAATCAGTTCCAGAAAGTCCGGTTCCTATAGAGCCAAAAGCAACTTGTCTATTAGAAAATTGCCCTGCTGTTCCATTGTTGTTAAATGCTGAAATATAGTATGCAACTGTGTTTTGTCCCGTAGAAGGTAGAGCATTTGTATTTAGCAAAGTTCCATTTTTATATCCAAGAACACTCGTAGCATCTGATCTGGTTACAGTCCAAAGTCCTTGAGAATTTGCTTGGCTTCCAACGTCTACTGATCCAGAATTTAGTCCCCATGCCTGTGCATTTGAAGCATCCCTTGCCCCAATATAAGTTTGTCTTGTTGGGGAACCTTGAGAAGCCCCGAAATCTTTTACGTTTACTGCTGTGTTAGTTCTTAGGTAAAGAGAAGCATGTGCATCATTTTGGGAACCACTTGTGTTAGGAATATAGAAAGTATTTGCAAAACCATTTGTCCCGTTAGGAAGTGCCCCATTTGTACTGTGTGTCCATCCTCCTGAAAAAGTTAATCTAAAAGAAGCATCTGCATCGAAAGGAGATTTAAGATTGAATTTTTGTGTAGTAGAAGTTCCTCCTACAAAAGGGTAAGCAGCCTGCATTTTAGACCAAAGGGAATAATACTTTAGCCCCGCAGTTAGATTTTGAACTGCTTGTGCTTGAGTAGAATCTGTAATCCCTGCAGCCACCAAGAAGTTCTGTGCGTCTAAATCCTGCACAGTTGGTATTGCAACGATTGCCCTGGAAAGAGCGTTCTGATATCTTTGAACTAAAGAAGAAAAAATAACTGATTCTGCATCACTAAGACCAAGTCCGATAGAAGCAAAAGCAACCTGTCTATTAGAATAAGAACCTCCTGGACCTTTAGCAAGTTGGATCGTTGTTCCCGTCAACCCTGACATCGAATAGGTATTAGTAGTTGTATTGGTTGTTCCAAATTGAGCCCCATTTTTGAAAACCTTGAACGAGGTAGATGATGTTCTGGTCGAAACGTAAAATCCGGTAGAATCTGTTCCAACAACACCTATCAAGCCGTTTATCTGTCCAGGTTGGGCAGGATTAGAATATTGAAAAGCAATAAATGCTGTATTAGGAGCAATATCCTGAGCAATTTGAATTTCAAATTGCCTTACTGGTCCTGTAGTAGAGGGATCTCCTCCTATTTCAACAGGATACCTTGACTGACTTACGTTAGGGGTAGACTGAGTTCTGCTGTAGTAAGAAAGGTGGGAGTCGTTTGTAGTAACAGCTGCGTAGGTGTAAAACGTAGAAGCAAAAGCATTTGTTCCGTTAGGTGTTGCCCCAGTAGAAGCATGTGTCCATCCTCCGGAAAAGGATAACCTATATGCTGCATTTGTATCAAGAGGATTTTTTAGATTCCACTTGTGGGTAGTTGCAGTAGATCCAGCAAAAGGGTAGATCGCCTGCATCTTAGTCCAAAGACCGTTGAGTTTTAGCCCAGTTACCAGGTTGTTGATTGCATAACAAGTTGCTGCATCTGTCAATCCTGCAGCACCCAGAAATGCTATTGCATCTGGATCGAACTGAGAATCAAAAGTTCCCGCGAGAGTAATTCCTAAAGTTGATGGCATATTAGACTGTTAGATTTCCAAAGGCGTCCCATTCGTCTGTGTCTATTTTGATGAGAGATGCTGCAGCGTATTGTCCGTTGATTTTCAAAGCACCTCCAAGAGATCTAATAGTTACACCTCCGGTTGCAACGAGGGTTGTTGCCCCCGCTCCATATTGGGTTACCAACACCTGAGAACCTGTAGGGAATGCTACAGATGCATTCAAAGGAACTGTGAGGTTGTTAGCAGTTGCAACGTTCATTTCTACCAACTTATCTTGGTCGGTTAGAACCAAAGTGTAAGAAGCAGTTTGTCTGTTGGTTGTAATTAGGGTAGACGCAGAAACCCCGGAAGTACCACTTGTTCCGGAAGTACCCGAAGATCCATCAGTACCTGAAGTTCCCGAAGTACCTGACGAACCGCTTGCTCCCGAAGTTCCACTTGTGCCAGAAGATCCATCTGCTCCAGAAGTTCCCGAAGTACCTGACGAACCGCTTACTCCCGAAGTTCCACTTGTGCCAGAAGATCCATCTGCTCCAGAAGTTCCCGAAGTTCCACTTGTACCAGAAGTTCCATCTGCTCCAGAAGTTCCCGAAGTACCTGACGAACCGCTTACTCCCGAAGTTCCACTTGTGCCAGAAGATCCATCTGCTCCAGAAGTTCCCGAAGTTCCACTTGTGCCAGAAGATCCATCTGCTCCAGAAGTTCCCGAAGTTCCACTTGTGCCAGAAGTACCAGAAGATCCATCTGCTCCAGAAGTGCCACTTGTTCCAGAAGTACCAGAAGATCCATCTGCTCCAGAAGTGCCACTTGTTCCAGAAGAACCTGAAACCCCAGAAGTACCTGACGAACCACTTACCCCCGATGTTCCAGAAGTACCTGAAGATCCATCTGCTCCCGAAGTACCACTTGTTCCAGAAGAACCTGAAACCCCAGAAGTACCTGAAGTGCCCGATGTGCCAGAAGATCCATCAGTACCTGAAGTGCCCGATGTTCCAGAAGATCCATTTACTCCACTTGTCCCAGAAGTACCCGAAGATCCAGAAGATCCATCAGTACCTGAAGTTCCACTTGTTCCAGAAGATCCATCAGTACCTGAAGTTCCACTTGTTCCAGAAGATCCTGCTGCTCCGGAAGTTCCGCTTGTTCCAGAAGATCCACTTACCCCGCTTGTACCAGAAGTTCCGCTTGTACCAGAAGATCCAGAAGTCCCAGAACCTCCTCCGCCTCCACCTGAGCTATAATTAACTACAGTTCCATCAGAATTTATACTAGAAATTCCAGCGGTAGATCCCGCAAAGATTGTCATGAATCCGTTACCCGGTGCGGATGGGGTAGATGGAACTATTGAAAGGTCTATTTGTCCGCCTGTCTGGCCGACGATAAATTTAGCATTGCTCATAAGGGCTGAATTGTTGTTGTAAGATTATTCCTTGATTGATGATCAGGGTTGCGTTATTTTCGATTGTGATAATTGGGCAATAAGTTGTGGTGTTGTTCTCGACTGTGAAAGTTGTGTTTGCCTGGATTGTACAAGGAAACTGGTAGAGGGAAACTCCGGTAACGTAGACAATGTTGCGAAGGAATTCGTTGTCCGAAACGTAAGGAACGAACTGGACTTCTCTTTCGCATGGAACTTCTGAGTATAGGAATGCCTGACCTCTGTCTATTTCTACAGCGGTTACAAGTCCACATACATCCCAGACTGTGCGGGCAAACTCCCAGAAATCTTCGTCTGTGTCCCACACCATACACGGGATAGGAACAGAAGGGTCTGTCGTTGGGGCGTTCGTGTTGAACACCATATACTCAAAGTTGCCTTCTGGGTAGAGGTAGACCTGTCCGTCGAGGGGAAGGTTCTGTCCATTTACCCCCACCAAATCTACAGAAAGTTCTACAAATCTAGAATTTCTTCTAACTATGTTAGGGACAACTGCAAAGGTTTCTCTCGAGTAGGAGTTGGTAAACACCACCAAAAAGAAGTTACCTACAGACTGCGAAATCGTGTCCGCGTAGATAACTAAATTGTTTTCGGAATTGGGTGTTAGATTTAACATCATACATAAGTATGAAAGTTAAAGGAACTGACAAAACAAGCCCCCGGAAATATCAAAAACCGAGGGCTGTTCAGGAAAATAGATCGTCCTTTTTGTGTGTGAGGACGTTTATGCGTTTACGAACGAAGTTCCAGTCAATGAAGCAAGTGTTGAAACTTGGAAAGTCATTGCGGGTTCCATTGCTTGTAGAACGAAAGAGTACTGAGTAGCATCGCCAGGAGCTGTACCAGTAGTGGTAGTTCCTGTTGAAATTACACATCCTCGAGTTGCACCAACTAGCCAGTATAGGCCGTTGTTGTCTTCGAAAACTACTCTTGATGCTCTGTTGTAAGCAAGTAGTTGAATTTGAGCTCTCTTCGCAGAAGAAAGGTGTTGAACTGGGATAGTTACTTCTTGAGTAAAGAATGCTGTTCCGTTGGTGTTAGAGATATTGAAAGTCTCTGTGAACGAAGCTACGTCTTTTGCTACTTCGATTTGGTAGAAAGTTCCGGTTGCACCTGATAAGGAAGTGATTCCTGAAGTTGCACCTGCGGTGATTGTACCTGGCTCGAAGTCAGAAGAAACCCACAGTGTCTTAATGCCGCCGATTGCGTCTAGGCAATCAAGGGCTATCGCTGCAGTTAAATTACATGTAGTTGACATTGGTTTCTTTTATTTTTTTATTGGGTTGTAAATTAAAGGGGCCTGCGAACAAGCCCCTCTTATTAAGATTAGACTGTAGAAACGAACTGAGAAGCGTAAACTGCAGTTCCCATTCTGAAGGCAGCAAGGACGTTAACGATATCCTGAGAAGGATCGTAGTACATCTTCAACTTATCAGCATCGTCGATTAGACCAGTTCCGAAGAAGATGTATTTCTTAGGTCCTACTAGGATGTGAGAGTTTGAAGAAAGTCCTGGTGCACCAAAGATAGTTACGTTAGTACCTGGCCAGATGAAAGATGCAGGAGCGTCTCCAGTGTAGTTTGTGATGTTAGGGTATTGGCTGATTAGAGCGTTACCTTTAGCCATCAATGCCTGAACTGCTACAGAGTAGTTAGTCATAGACATGTACATAACTAGGTCTCTCTCTTGCTTTAGAGCGTTAGAAAGCTTGTTGATGATACCCCAGATAGAATCGAATGCAGTTCCAACTGCCAAAGGTACAGTGATACCAGCACCTGTTCCGCCGATACATCCGTTAGCTACAGTTGCCTGTGCAAGAAGACCGTCTAGAGATCCACCATCACCAGCCCAAATAGTGTTTTCAACATACTGAGAGATGTTGTCCACTTTGTTCTGAGCAATCATAGCCTCGAAAGGAACTGACTCAAGGTAAGCAGTTGGGCTAAGCTGTGAAGACAACCAGTATTGGCGTAGATCTTCTGGGCAAAGTTGCTCCTTAAGCATTTTGGTTTGTACTACAAGATCAATTTGATCGAATACAGTTGAGTTACCAGTAGCACCACCTGGTCCTACGGTTGAAGAATTAAATCCACACGCATAATCTATGATGTATGGATTAGAGTTTAGCAAGTTGATTGCAGAAGTTCCTGCAGTCTTACCAGCTTGTACAGTCAAAAACTGTACTGAGTAAGGCTTAAGAAGTGCCTTGCTGATTAGGTCGGTAGATAGCTGATCAGTATAAACTGATAAGCCGGTTAAATCGAATGACATAGTTTTTTAGTTTTATTTTTTAGAATCTTTTGTTGGTTTTCAAAGATGCTTTAAGAGCTGCCAAGTGGTCTACTCTTGCATCTAATGCGTTTTCTTTCTCCTCTGATGGGTTAGCATTAAAGGTAGAAATTTTAGTTGCTGCCGGAGTAGCAGACATTTTTTCCATCTTCTCTCTGTAAGAAGCCATTTCTTCTTTGACTGTAGCAACTTCTTTAGCAATCTCTTCGACTGCTTCCATGCACTGCATAATCATTTTAGTCATTTCTTCTTTCATGATTGCTCCTTCTGTTTTAACTGGCTCGTTTACTGCGTCTCCAGTTGGGGCGATCATATCTCCCTCTGCTGCCGCTTCGACTTTAACTTCTTCTTTCTTCTCGCCGTTTTCTGCAAGCTCTTCAGTTTTAGGTTTTTCTACTGCGGTGATTGTTCCTTGGGCGTCAACGGTAACTTTAACTTTGTCTTTGGTCGTGTGAATTCCTTCAGGAGCAGGTCCTTTTTCGCCAGTTTCAGATACAACAAATATCTTCTTTCCTGGTTCAAAAGCTTCCGCTTCTACTTTGGTCACCCCGTCCTCTAACATAGCTTCAGCCATCTTAACTTCCATTCCGAGAGCAATCTTAATTTGATTGATTTTTTCTTCGTAAAAATTCATGGTTAAATTTTATTTTAATTTTGGGTTATATCGTTAAGTATGAATTGAAAACAAACTGACATTTCCTACATAGACTTTAGGATCTTCACGACTCTATCGTACATCTCCCTGTCTTTCTTGTACTGCTCGTAGTCTTCTTTTTCCATAAAGTTGCCTTCGATGGAGAATCCATTAAGCTTGCCCTCTTTGATTTGCTTCCACACTTCTGCATCTTGAACACGCATTGCCACCATCCAGGTTCCGATAGGAACATCCAGACCATATTTGGTGTTGGCCTTATCGTCTTCTGTTTCTACTATCCAAGTTTCCTTGACGTAAGAGTTAGCTCCGTTAGCTCCGTCGTGTTCTACGTTGGTAGATCCATTGCGAAGTTCACGCATAAACTTTTCTGCTATCTTAGCAATGGTGGCTGCAGAAAATTTAACTGCATACCTTTCCTTAGTCTTTTCGTCCACTCTAGGAATCACCATGTCCGGAATCATTGCAGGTCCTATCACGATGCGTTGGTCTTCAGAAGCGAAGTAGAGCTTGGACATTTTCTCTGATGCCTTCGGGTGCCCTTTAGGAAGTAGGTCGTTGTCCTGCTTGTAATCCTTGTCATATCCAGATCTGTTGCCAGCTAGGATATTTAGAAAAGCGTTTACTCTAGCCATCGCCCACTGAGCTCTAGTCATTCCTCTTTTGCCAGGAGTTCCAACCGAGTAAGCTCCTGCTCCTCTGCGCCACACAGCCTTTAGCATTCCTAAGGTTGCTTTCTGGGACGTTTGTGGATTCTTCTCGTTGTGCTCTTTAATCTTATCTCTTAGGGTTGCTTCTACTTCTTGAGAAACTTCGATCCCTCCTCTTGTTGTTTTGGTGTCTCCAGGTTCGTTCTTAGCTGAACCTGTTCTGCCTCTTTCTTCTTTAGGAATTCTTGCAAGTGGTCTGTCGCCCTTGTTGCCAGATGCAGGTGCTGCAAACTTTTCTAGCTCTGGGTGGTAGCCGATGTAAACCAGTTCTCCAGAATCAGTAATTGTTTCACCGTCTACTACAACTTCTGCAGGCTCTATATTGTCTGGGCTTTCGTACCAGTATTGGACATCATAGCCTCCGTCTTCTTTAAGTTCAACAACTAGACCTCTGTCGTAGTTCTGATCTTCTGCCTGTAGGATAACCTTTTGCCCTCTTGGAAGTGGAATACCTTGCAGAGCATATTGGTCTTTCCGCTTTGGGATTTCATCCACATACACAGGAAGTGCAGAAACGTCGATTGACAATTCTTCTTTACGGATTTCCTTTAGCTTTCTTTCCGCCCAGGAAACTCCAGCTTCTCCACCCCAAGCGTCCCACATCAACTTGCCACAGCCTTCGCCGTAGGGTGTATCTGAGTTCTGCCTGTGTCTTTGGAATGCAGACATGCGGGCGATTGTGTCTTCTGAAATAGGTTCACGGTTTGCCAGTTGGTTTGCTCTTGCCTTACCTGGTCCCATTCCGCAGTCTCCCCAGCCGTTTTCTTCCGCCCAAGCCAGTGCACGCTTAGCGTTGTTGACTGCTGCCTCTGGGTAGTCTGTGTAGGTTGCTGCGAACTTTTCTGCTGCAGACTTAACTGGGATGCAGTTTGGTGTTCCGTCGTCCTTTAGACCATATGGCTCGTAACCTTCCCAGCACGGGTTGTCTATGTCCATCTTTTCTCTGTAGGTGCTGTAGCAGATTGCTGCAGCCTGATCGGTTTCATACCCTTCGTCTCCTACTAGTTTTGCAATGCAACGGGGAATAAAGTCTTCTTGTGATTCCCCAGCAGAAGGGTCCACGAATTCTTCGCGTTTAAAGGCAAGCCAATTTCTCTCTATGGCAGGTACTTCTACCAGGGAAATAGCAGAGACCCCTGACTCGATTAGGTCGTCTATAATTTCTAAGTCAATGATTTTGTTTTCCATTCTTACTAAGTATGTTTTTCTTACAATCTGGCAAGAGCGTTTAGTCTTGCATTTGCTTCTTGCTGGGAAGTCATGTCGGTCGCAACCACGTAGGTCTTGACGATTGGGGTCTGAGCCATCGGAACTTCTGGTCCTGGTGTGTTTCCTAAAGAGTTGATAGATTCTAGGAGGGGAAGGAAGTTAGCAGTTGCTCTGCGATTAATAACAAACTCTCCGCCTTCTAGTTCTCCCATTGCTGTTCGGATCCCTCCCATGTTGTGTGAATTGCCCTGAAGCATTCCCCCTGATGCATAAGTAGATGGGGAAGATGAACTTCCTCCGGGCTTAGAAGACGAAGTCTTATTTGGGGACTCATACTGGACTGCCTGGATTTTAGCAATGGCAAATCCAAGGGTAACTGCAGTTGTCGCAAGTGCTGCAAACATTGCTATACCTCCGTCGAACTTTGGATATTGTGCTAAGATGCTGGTAACTGTTTTAGCAGAATCTATCAGGGCTAAAGCAATCTGTAGCTTCTTCTGCTTTTCGAAAGACTCCTTAGCAATCTTTTCTCTCTCCTCTTCGGACAAAGCCGTGTTGGACAGCGAAGCCTGGAGTGCTGCTTGCTCTAAACTAAGAATCTGGCTAACGGTAGAAGAAGCAAGTTCAAGTGTTGCGTCTCTTGCAGCCTGTCTTGCAGCGATCTTTTCTTCTTCTTTCTTCTTTACGTCTGCTGACTCTTCTTCTCTGATCTTTGCTAACTTCTGTGCCTTTTCTAAATCAAGATCGACAACCGACTGACTGTAGTCGACATAAGCTATTTTTAGAGAGTCCAGTCTTGCCAACTCATTTTGCTCCAGAGCGTCTTCTATTTCCTCCTGGGTTTTACCAGAATTTAGAATTTCAATTTCTCTTTCCTTGTAGTAATCTTCAAGGTAGCCTTTAGTCTTTTCGAACTCGTCTTTGGTGGCTGCAACCTGTTTTTCTTTAGCCTTCTCAGCCTGCTTTAGCAGCAGGTCGTCCATTGCTTCCTTGTCGGTTAGAACTTTTGTCCCTAAAGTTTTCTTTAGTTCGGCTAAGGTTCCCTCCTGATCTTTGGTTAGCTTCTTTAACTTTTCATACTTGTCTATCTCAGCTTGAAGTTCTTCGGTTGCTCTCTGCTGTTTTCTCTCCAGCGATCTGCGTTCCCTTTCGTCGTCAGTCTGTGCTTTAGCAGCATACAACTCGTCTTCTGCCTTTTGTCTTTCCTTGATTGCTTCCAGATAAGCTTTATTCTCTTCATCTGTTTGGGCCTTTTCATCGGCTGCTTCTTTCTTCCGGATGTCCTTGATCTGAAGTTTAAACCCTGCTTGGTCGTTCTTTAGTTTCGTTAGACCTTTCCTGGCTTCTTCTATCGCCTTGTCTGCCTTCTTAGCAACTTCATCAGGATCGAAAATTATCTTGGCAACTGATTCTTTAAACCCTTCACGAAGTCCAAAGTCTTTGCCGAAAACTTTTCCAGCTCTATCTATGGATTCAAGAAGAAGAGTTAAAGGAAGAGAAATGAAATCAACCATTCCCTTTAGAATTTCTTTGTTTCTCTTGGATGCTTCTACCTGAGCCTTCTTAGTAGCCTCCATCGCGCCGATGTTTGCTTCAGCCGCCGCAATTACCTGGTCGGTCTCAGCAATCTTTAGATTCAGAATTTCCTCTTCGGACTTGCCCTGGAGTTTTAGCAGATTCTCCTGAGCGCTAATCGAATCAAGTTGACTCTGCTGGTTCTTTAGATTTGCTGCCGTTGCTTCATTTAGCTTCTTCTGTTCTTCTGTTACTCCAGAAACTGCTGCAGTAATGTCGTCCCAGTAGGCGTAGATTGCTCCAAGTGCAACTAGAAGTAGACCGATACCAGTTGCCCCGATTGCAGTCTTGATTGCATTGAATGCAGAAACCCCTGCAGTCTTGATGTTCTTGAAAGCGTTGGGAATATCTTCCAGTGCTGTGATACCCTGGGTTAGTGCGATTGCCCCCTGCAGTTTGACCATCGTCTCTTGTAGATCCTTTCCAGAATCTCCAGCCAAAGCCATCGCTCCGTTGATTGCAGTAAATCCACCCGCAAGAGCAGAAATACCTTTAGTGAATGCCTGGATTCTTCCAGCGGAAGTCATCGCATTTACTGCATCGTTTGCATCGTCGAATTTATCTTTTAGATCTCCAACCTTTTGTGCTGCTGCGTTGATTGCTGCAGGGGTTGAATTGACATCTGCCAGCAAAGCCTGGTAGGCTAAGTTTGCTTCTCTTATCTGTGCTTTGAGAGACTGAAAGCCTGATGCTTCAAATTCTATTTTTTCTGCCATGTGTTAGTATGTTATGTTGACGTATGCTGTGTAAGTGTCGGAAGCAGAGACTACTGCCGGGAATGTTGCTGAAATAGATTGATAAGTTGATACCCTTGCTGCAGTTGCTCCTGTTACTCCGTTGGTTGCCAGGGAAATATCTTGGGAGACCAACGATGATCCTGGTATCAAAGAAGAAGACAGAACAACCTTTAGTCCAAATCCGGTTGGAAGATTAGGAACTGATATAAAGAAAGCCTCTGCTTGACTTCCGTTGAATGTGAAGTTCTGGATTGTTGTGTAGGTTCCAGCTGTTCCTCCAGATGCCCCTTGAACTTCTATTGTAGTTATCGGTTCTGTAACCAAGACGGAAACGACATCATTGATGATATCTAGAACCAAAGATGCTCCTGTCGATCCACAAGGTCCATTGTCCGATGCAGTAAATCCTGACGGAAGAGCATTCACAAGAGGGAAGAGCATACAGATGGGTGCTGCGCAAGAAGAATCTGTCAGAGTAACAGATGCAACGTTGCTGTCGCAGTCGATGTAGGTGTAGGTCGCTTGCCCTGTTTCAGATGCTACATTGTTGTTGCAGAGGGAAATTGTTCTACATGTTCCTCCTGTTGCTCCAGTTGCAGCCAAAGGAATAGGTCCTGGGATTGCCACGGGTGGAACTTTGACAAGGTCCACTCTGACCAAAGCAGTTTGTCCTATAACATAGTCTGTTATCTTCTGGATAAAATACCAGGTGTCTTTGATCCAGATGCGGTCGTTGAACACAAGTTCTGCAACGTCTGCAGGATCTAACCTTAGAGTCAAAGCCACCTTTCTGTTGAAGGGATCATACAGCCAGTCGATATATTCAGACCAGTATTTTGTGTATAAGTCTTGGGAGGTGGCGCCAATCAAAGTGGAATTAGTAGACCAAGGCTGTTCTTTAGACAAGAAGTTTAGGTTGACTGTGGTAAATAAATCAGGTGGCCAAGAAGAGTATGGGGAAATTAGCGGATAAGAGTTCTGGGACAGTCCTGATCCTGAGCCCGAAAGTCCGTTGTATAGATACCATGGGATTGGATTAGATTGTAGGCCGTTGTAGTGGTACAGTCTCGGAATCGGAACAATTGGTTCTATCTGGGCAGAGTTGGGCTGATCTGGATCTCCTGGTTTGAATCTTCCCAAAGTTGGGAAAACCCAGTCCGGATATTGGGTAGCACCTTTTGAAGGAATAGACTGCAGTGGATTAGCTCCGAACTCCACGTCTACTGCTTGTTCTTCCCTTATAAGTTTAATGCCCGAGTCGAACTGACGATACCAGTAGTCTGCTTTGTTCTGATCTTGATACTGCTTGTTCAGCCAATCTTCGTCTTCTTGTGCACCAAACTTTATAATTCTCTGCTGCTCTGCAAAGACGGGAGAAGACTGTAGATCTGCAGATCCGTCGTAGAGTCTGGTCCAGTCTTTGATTCCTCCAAGTTGCACCCAGTCGATCCAAGGTTCTATATCAAAAGTCTTCTGAACGACCCTTGAAGGTTCGAACACCAGATTGAACATGCGAACCAGAGATCTAACAAAGTCTATCTTCTTTAGGATTGTTTCGTCCGGAAGAAACTGGGACATAACGACCTGGTTTGGTCCATCGATACAGTTGAACACGGAATTAAAAAACTGTGTGTCTTTATTCCCAAAAGCCATGTTCTCTATTCTAACTTCTACTGTGTCCCCAAGTGCTAATGAAATAGGGGTAGGATTCCAAGTCCAGTCTCTAGATGTTACACCAAAAGTTGTTAGCACTCCTGAATCAAAAACTAAAATGCTGTTGATGTAGCCTTTTACTTTGAATGCTGCAGTTTGGCTGCTATCCTCAGGTTCTGCTGCACTTCCGGTAGTAACAAAATCATAGGTTCCCGCAGCTGGTGCAGTCCAGATGTGGGTTGTGGTGTTGAACGCTTGGTCTGAGTTGTTGAAGGTTGTGACAAAAGGAACAACTCTTTCTTGATTTATCTCTACTGTGAAAGTGGGGGCAGTTACTTGGCAAGTTCCAGATGGGTTTAGAAAATATGGTCTTGCCACAGAATCCGACATAAAGTAGAGGGACTGAAAGTAGTCCGAATCTAAAAATGTAGAGGTGTAGGTGTAGCCAGCGTCTGACAGAATTTTATCGAACAGCCACTTGACTCTGATTCCTGGTTTCATCTGCTCCATCCTAATTGCTGAAGTTGCACCTTTGGTAAACGACTGTGCAAAGTTGTTAGACAGGGTGCTTTGCTCAGGCTGTTTAGTTGCATCAGAATAGGTGTAGCCCCACTCGCACAAAGGGTATAACACGTTGCCGTCTTTTAGTCCTGCAGTTGCACCTCCGGTTGCCGCCCAAGAACCTGTAACGGTTGCATAGGACAGAGCGTGATTTAACTCCGATGCGTCGATGGTGTTCATACCACCTTCCCCAATCTGGGTGGAAAGATTTGAGGTGTCCCCTAGAAAGTAAACGTCATACTCTATAGAGCCTGTAAGGTCGTTGGTGATAACAGCCTGGAGATTTAGATTGCCCAAAGAGAATAGGGTTCCATCTGATAAGATCCAGGCCTGTGCTGCCGCAGCGGGATTGAATGTGCTGCCGTTGACCGAGTAGACATCTTGAAAGAATCTTGTGTTCGGTCCAATGCCGGGAAGTCTAAACGTCTGAGAAAAGAAAGATGCTGGGGTGAACGGATTAAGTTCCGCCACCGACAAAGACATCTTGACAGGAGAATCTTCTGACAGCTGCAGAAGAACTGTTTCACCCTGTGGGTTGACTGCGTAGAGTTGAACTTTAGACATATTAGTAACCTTGGGTGTTTGCTGGTAGAGATTCTACGAAGGAGACAAAGTATTGGAATAGGTTTTCTCTGCGAATAGTCTGCACTGCGTATTCTGCATCCTGGATAATCACAGCCACCGGTTGGGTTCTGTCCGGCAGATAAGCTATCACAGAAGGGGAAGCAAACATTTCTCTGAGCCAAGCAGACTCTTCTTCGGTCAGCCAGTCTGTCGAAGCAGTCCAAGTGTTAGTTAGATCTGCTCTAAACACTGTTGTTCCAAAGCGTGCAGGCTGGTTGTCAAAGACAGAGTAGGTTGCTGCCGACCAGTAGCCAGGAAGTTTGTAGAGGGTAGATCTTGCTGCATTTTGCACAAAGGTGTTTCGCTTTATAAAGGTGTACCAGTCTCTGCCGCCCAGAGGGTTGATCCAGGTAAACCGGATGGGCTGGAATCCCCAGCAGTTGATGTCGTTTATTGCCAAGCTAATAGTTTCAGAAATCCCGGTTGCTCCAAGAGAACATACCCCGTAAGTGCTGTAGGAGAAAAGCTGAAAAGTAACTTTGTCGAAAGTTCCAGGAACATAAGTTTGCACATCGGCCATGTTCATCTTGAAAGACTCTAAGTAGTTTTCAGGACCCGAAGCTCCTGTTGCCGCAAAGGGTGCAACTGAGCAGGAAGGCCATACTCCCCCGTTGGCCACGGTGTTAATAAATCCAGTAGCCCCTACAGTTGCCCCGTTGATGAAGGTAGTCATCTTCATTGCATAGGGGAAAGTTTCAGGACCTGTTGCGGCCTCGAAGTTTCTGTTAAACCAAGTTAGTGTGAAGTTCTCGTCGGACCTAATAGACTGGGGGGAGTTCGGACAGTTGGTTAGAAACTTACCCTCTGTATTAGCAACTTGTCCAAGCGCCATCTCGTACTGCAAAGCGCCTTCGCCACCAAGAGCCAACCAAGTAAAGTAGTCTTCTGGGGACTGAGCAGCCGCCCAAGCTGCCACTGGGGTTGTGGAGTTCGGTGCAGGTCTAAAGTTTCCATCTGCATACAGACCATAGGCTGGTTCTCCAACGTTGCCAAGCCCATCGTAGAGCACAGGTGTTCCTGCTGCCGTTGTGGAATACTCTTCTCCGGCTAAGATGTAAACTTTGGTAGCCAGGTAATCCCCCGTGTAGAACAGGGTAGTGGAAAGCATCGGAAGGTTATTGGGGATCTCAAGCTCTGCAGCCACCAGCGCATTGACATCTATTAGCCCTTTGCCTTCTGGGTTTGGGGGCGTCTTAAACCTTATCTTTGGTTTGTTTTCTATGTAGACGTCGAAGACATATCTAAACTTAAACTGTGTGGTCTGGTCCGACTCGATCATCCAGATGATTGGATTAAAAGCTGCCGACCAAAGAGGTGGTGATTGGAGAGTATTGTAGATTGCCATTATCTTACTTGGTGTTTTGTTTGCGCTTGAACGGCCAGATTATGTTTGCGAGTTTCGTCTTTTTTCCAGGCAAGCCAGTTGAGAGCCGAGCGAATCGGGAGGACGGATGCTGTTTCAAATCTAAGAGCATCTGTTCCTGCAAGGATATTGATAAGGTTCCACCAAGATCTTGCTGGATTAAACTTTGCAGGTCCTCCAGGACGTTTTGGGGTATACCCGTCTTCTTCTTCTCCTTCAGTAAAGAGTCCGCTGTATTCCTTAGTAATGAGGTTGCGGACTGCAAAAAAAAAGCATTAGCAGAACGGACACAGGTGATGGGCAGATCTAAGAAAAGCTCTTTGCGCTCTTCAAAGCCGTCGGTGTCGTAGGGTTCCAGAACTATCTTCTCGCCCTTCTGCTTGATCACTGGGCGATATAAGACTGCCGCGATGTCTGCTAGCCTCTCGTCAGCTTTACCTGAAGCCAGGATAACGTCTAGATCTGCAAACTCCCCCACAGTTAGATCTTGAACGGCCGGAAGGCCATACTTGATCCCATGAAGTTCTATGATTGGTCTGATTGCATCTGCATCTCCGGAAAGTTTTCCTATCTGCACATTTGCTTCCTCCCAGATCATTAGCCAGTCTCCGAAAGTTAGTTGCTTCAGAGATTTGATTGGGCACCCTGTGAGGCACTCCACGATTTCAAACTCGGAAGTCTTAGTTTCCTCTTTGGCCAGGATTGCCCTGAGTTCATAGTAGGTTCTTAGAGTTACATCTTTGAAGGTGTATTCCTCTTTGTTGATTTTGAAAGTTGGTTTCATTTTTTCCTGAACGATTGTTGTATTTGTTTTGCCATTTCTTTTTCTATGATTTTGGCGATCTTAATTGTTACTGCTTTGTTTAAGTTGGTCCAGTAGCGAGGCTTGATTCCACCCTTACCTTTGCCTGGCTTTGGATTCCAAGTTGCCTTTGGGTTGGGCTTTCTATATCTGCCCGTTCCCGAGTCTGTGAACACCCCATAGTTTAGATAGCCTGTTACCATCTGAACTCCGTCTTTGCTTTCCACTGCACGAACTGTAACAGACTTCCTCAAAGGATCACCTGACTCAGGACCATCTGGTGCTTGTCTACGCAGTTGGTCCTGCATAATCTTGCTGATGGTGTTTAGCACGGGTTTTAGAGTTAGCTCTGCCATTAGAACGCAGCGTCACATAAGTTGAATGGGGAGTTGATCTGAACGTCAAAGATTGCTGTCCAGCCCGCCAAGTTGTTATTGTAGGCCTCGACGAACGGAGTGATCGAAGCAATGGGTGTTAGAACTTCGTAGGGCACACTAGAAGCTGCGGACATAATAACCTTGGCAAATATGTCCTGCATAATCATCAGAGTTTCATTGTGGACATTTACCTGGAGATCCTCTTCGTTCTTAGCTATGTCGCCCACGACGAACGAGAAGGTCAGAACGAACTTACCGAACCTGTCCATCTCTGCATTCTCAGGAACCAAGAAGCAGAATGGGTACCGCTGGAAGGACTCTATGTTGGTCTGCATGTCTATGTCGCTGGGCTGTCCCACTTGGAAGTGTTTTACCCCAAGATGGGAAAGACAAAGCTCCCCGAAGGTCTCGACGAACTGTTTGTAGGTTGTTGGGTTAGTAAGTGCTGCCATTTGCTATAAGTATGATTTAGTTAAATTCTGCCGAAGGTGTTTGTCTGCCCGAGTAAACCCCGTACTTCTTGCCCTCCGCCTTGAGCATCAGAACAGCATAACGCAGAGAGTCCATCGCGTGGTTCCAGTCGTCGATGGGCTTATCTGTCCCTGACCGGTAGGCGTAGTTGTAGTACTCTTGGATTAGATTGGTTGATTCTGGATGGATATAGACCTGGAAGGTTCTTACACGGTCGATTCCGGCCCTGATAGAATCTGGACCTTTGGCCGTCGGCCTTATGTTTCTATAGCCCATCCGCCTAATCGTCTCTATAGCCTTGGGCTCTGCTGAGTCTGCATAGATCACTGCGTCTCTCGGGATCCCCAGCTTAACCATGCGGTCGAAAACATCTTCGTTAGTTAGCCCGGTCTGGTAGAGAAGCTCTTCCACCCAGAGGCTCTTAGACTTCTTTCTTACCCGCAGGAGAACAGTAGGATCTGAGGCGAACCCCCAGTCCATCCCATAGACCACTTCGGCTTCCGGGTCAGGCTGAAAGTCGAAGTGCCATCCCTTGAAGACCTGCCCTTCTCCTATGTCCCGCCATTCGCCCAGGATGTGGTGGGCAAAATAGTCTTCGTCTTCTTCTCTGAGGGCTTCCCACTCGGCCACCTTAGTTGGGTCTAGATTGTCCTTGTTGTCCAGGTAAGTTGTGTGTAAGTAGCCGTGTGTGCTCAGCCATTTAGGATTGGGCTGACCATCAGGGAGGTAGAACCTTTTGAACAGCCAGTGCGACTTAGACGTCGGGTTAAACAGAACAAAGATTCTCCTCTCCGTTCCCTTCTGTCTAAAAGAGTCCACCAGCTTTAGGTATTCCTCTTCTGACGGAAGCTCAGTTGCCTCGTCTACTAGCAGGTGGGTAACCCTAGCTAAACCCTTGCCCTTCGCCGTGATTGTCCCTTCGGCCAACTTCATTGCGTGGGTTAGAATCAGATTGTCGTTTAGCTTGTTTCGGATCTCGTCGCCCTTTATTTCAAGGTAGCCCGTAAGCCTCCACTGACCAATAAGGTCTAAGATGTCCCGGTAGATAGAGTTGGTCAAAGCCTTACTAGTGTATCTCGCGACCACACCCCTGAAGTATTCCTTGCCCATCAGCTTCATCAGAAAGTAGGCTGCGATGTTTGTAGACTTGCCCGAGGCTCTCCCCCCGCTTATGACCCAGTAGGTCTTGTCTTCGTAGAAGATCGGGGCGTAAGCCTGCAGGAAAGCAAATGCGCTCATAGGTTGCTAAGATTTATCGGACCACTGTAGCCTTTCTCCCAGTGGATCGCAGCCAGCACAAAGCCCATCACCGGGAAGGTCTTGGGCGGCTCCACCATGCAAATCTCTTTTATCCCGAACCCATACCTTAGCATCTCCCTGTATCTGGCGGAAGTCCACGCATGGTAAACAGGGACCAGCAGAACAACATTGCTGGCCAGGGTAAACGCTTTGATTAGAAACTTTCTGAAGATGGACCAAGGGGGGTTAGTGATCACCCAGTCTGCTGTGGAAGTGCTAGTTAAGAAATCCCTGCCCTCTGTTATCTCACACCAGTCTTTAGCTCCTGGGAACGCATTATAGAAGGCTCCGTCTCCCCGAGCTGGATCAAGACACACACCCTTGGGTGCAAAGTAGTCCACGATCCTCTGGGCGAGATCTGGTGGGGTCATCCAAAGGTCCCCATAGCCTTTCCGAGTCTTGTCCACATACATTAGTCTTTGCCTTGCTTGGGTGGTAAGATAATCTGGACGGGCTCTATATTGGACCCATCTGCGTTCTGCAGAATGGTGGTGGTCATGTCCGGTAGAAACTTCTGGGACAACTTAGTTAGCACCTGAACATACTCTTTAGGGTTTTCCTGGCGCAGCCTCTCTAGGGCTTCTCTGAAATTATCCTGCTCGGATTCTAAGATGTCCGCGAACAACTGGCGGACCATCTGGGTGGTCTTATTGGGTAAGCCGGGCGGTCTGCCTGGTCCTCCTGGGTTTCCTACTTCGAACGACATTGCTGTTTTTTACTGTTTTTATTTCACTTGCAATACTGCAAATACATCTTCTTTACCCTTGTAACTACTGCTCTTCTGCACGAACCGCAGCCTGTGTCTACTCTATTTTCCCCTGTCTCTAAGTTGAAGATAACATAAGCAACTGCAACCTCTTCGGGCTGCCAGATTTTCTTGTCCCCCTCGAACCAGCTTCTGTGCTGGTCGAATAGTGCTTTTACCTTCTCGTTCATTAGAATAGCTTTGTGTGAATCTTATCCGCCTCGTTACAGAGCCAGCCTGTCATTAACGCTATCGGTATCGCTATCATCCAAGGTGTATGTAGAATCGGCAGATGCATTACTAAGCTCATCCAAAACCCCAAGCATGTGGCGCACGTTAGAGGCGGTGAGTTCAGCCCGAGCTTCTTCAGGATCCAGATGTAGGGCTGTGAGTTCAGGACTGGAGGTATTGCCATTGCAAGAACTGCAGCCTGTAGAATTAGGTTCAGTAGTGAAAAATTCATTTATTATTTCTATTTTAGTTGTTGGTTTTATCTGCAGACGTTCCCTCTGTCTCATCACGTCTCTCGTCATTCTGCTCTCTTCCGTCACGAAGTAGATCTCCGTGCCCTTGAATTTCCATTTGATTTGTTTGCTC